CCACCACCATAATTAATAGTACACCAATTAAGTATATTCCCCAGTATTCGCTACGAGAAGCTTTACCCTCAAACGCAAAGTATTTTTTATATTTTTCTATTTTAGATAACATCTTCTTCTTTCCAAAGTGTAAAAAAAGTATTTATTTTTTGTTCTTCTGGCCAAGAAATAGTATAGTCATTATCTTTATCGCATAAAGTTAATGCTTCTTCTTTAGTAACAACACGATGGCTGACAATCAGTTCACCAATGTGTTCTTGACTAAATTCTTTTGCCTCTTCCATAGTAACTGTATCTAATGCCCAGTCAATCTTGTCTTTGTCGTAGTTATCAATCCCTATAGGGACTTCAACCATATATCTTTGACGGAATGTACTTACCGTTTCAACGAGTACCCATTGTGTTTGTGTCATATAACCATCCTTAATAATCCAATACTATCAATTGTGGTTAGCAATAGATAGTTAGCCAACATGCCAAAAGATTTCCTAGTCCAACTAGCCCAAGCATACAAAGCACAGCCAGTGATCCAAATGGGATAAAGAGTAAGAAGCGGTGGATTGGGGACTGTGAGTGCCATAGTAATACTGCACCCAATACTAATAGCCCATGCAAGAAGCTCAATAACAAAGCGAATTCTATTAGATTTAAAGTCATCTTTTATCCAAGAAAAAATACCATAAAAAATATCGTTCATAATATATTATACACTATGAACGATATAATTACAACTAGTTTGGTCATTGATTGCAGGTTCGTGTGCGAGTGATTGTGCCATCTGGGTTTTGTGTTTCAGTCCAAGGTGTACAAACTTGACCAGATACAGGTTGAGGATTTTGTACGACAACTGGTTGTTGTACAATAACCTGTTGTTGTTTTGCAATCTCATAACCGATTACACCCGTAACGACTGGTGCTACCCACCAACCGAATCCAGGACCACTTCGATAATAACCACCGTGACGTATACCATGTCCATGATAATGTTGAGCCATTGCTGAACCAGTTACTGCTAGTAATGATAATGCTATTAGAATTTTTTTCATAACGATCTCCTGTTACACTTATATAACGTGTCAGGCTAGTGTTCCGTTGACACGGTGACGGTCGATTACCTCTTGTAAAATAATCTCTATCATCTTATTTAGTGTAATGTCACGTTTATGTGCTTCCATAGAGAGTTTTAGAATAGTATCGTCATCAAGGTCTACTGGAAACTGAACACGGGTATCACATTCTTCACCGTTGAAAAGAGCCTTAGCTTTTTCTAAGAAATCTTCCTTCATTTCTAAATCAATCCACTTAACTTTATCCCACGCTATGTCAGTATCTACTTTTCGTTTTTTTGATTCTTTATATAAAGCATTTTTATAATCAGGATTCAACCAACGATAAGGTTTCTTATCTTCATCCCAAGCTTCACGTTTAACAGAAACTTCAGCCTGATAGATTGTTTGGTCATCTGTACTATAAATTACCGATACGTGTGCAAAATCACTTTCGTAATCTAAGTATCTACCAGCAGGATAGCAGTTCCATTGATACTCACTGCCACCTGTAATTTTGTGATCCAATGATTGGTTTACTTCACTCAATTTCATTTTCTTCTTTCAAAAGTTTTTTACAATTTTCAATAACATTTTTTGGGAATTCGTGTGAATTTTTTACAATTAATTCACACCTATACCTAAGTGTAATGATTGGTTGAGCGGGTTCATCTTCGGGAATACTCAACCAATACAATGCAAATAACATTGCTATTATAGCAAATATTTTTTGTTTGTGCAAGTCTAAATTATCCCAGAAGTTCATAAAGCTATTTATAAGCCTGTATGGACATTTTTCTTTTTATGCGGTAAACCAATCTGCATCATCTTTCAATTCAATAGATTCGGCACCGTCATATTCATTTACTCTGAACATTGCACCTTCAGGTATCAATGCTACTTTCAAATCGTCCATACCGCCGGTATATAGCTTGGGATATTTTAAGGTAACATATGTTTTCAATTCATCCCATTTGTTTTCTTCTACTAACTTAACGATAGCAGGATCAAACAATATTTCAGGATCGTCTTGATTCCATGTATACCAACCCGAACCATAGTCAGGGCTATACAATACAGCAACCATTCCATCTCTAACTAATTTGTTCATATTATCTCCATGCGTTAACTAAACCAATTAAACATGTAATCATTGAAACCACGTTAACAACTATTTGTGGACTATTTTTTACACGGCTGGCCCAAGATAAAAACGCAACAGTACCTAATGTAAATGCTACAATATTGTAGGGGTAAACACTAGGACCTATTGAGTTCAAAACGTGTCCGACAATAACAAACACAGCACCCGACCATTGCAATATATCGTTTAATTTCATTTTACTCCAAATGTGTTCAATGCTGGTTGCAATGTGTTAATCAATTCTGTCTCACGTGCGTGAGCAGGACGCTTACCACGAATAACTTCCAACTTGCCAAATATAAAACGTTCAGCGCCACGCTCACGTAATGCACGACTCAAACCCCAATTTTTGTTTTCTGTCAAGGCACGTTGCAAGTGTTTTTGCATACGACGGCGTAGTGTCAAAAACACATTGCCTTTATATGACAATGCAGTTAAACCAATGTAGTACTCAAGTGTTACTGTATCTTGGATATAGTAAATGACTTGATTTCTATCAGTTCTACGTTTGCGGACGATTTTTGAGTTCATAGATGAATTATACACTAAAGCCCATTTATTGTCAAATATTGGCAAAAACCGCTAGAAGTGTATCAGAGTGCGTTCCTGACTCCTCTAGCGATTTTGAAGCCCCTGAGGGGGCAAAATGAGTACTTTTGTTTCTTAAATATGTAGTACTTTAGTGTACTACTTCCCCCAAGGAAGTATTCATATAAGTTTTGATTTCTTTGTTTAAGTCTTTTTGAGTATATCCTAAATCGGCTAACTCTTGTATTAATGCTACAAATAATCCGTGAGTGGCAATACCAGGAATATAATCTGTATCGTCATTATCATTTTCAAATTCTTCTAATAATGGTAATAATGTATCATATATAAAATCACACGCCAATAATGCGCTTTTTTCTATTTGCTCTACTTCTTCAGCAGTATTAACCATTTTAACTTCTTTTGCCATATTATTCACCTGTTTTAGTATATTCGTAGTTAATGGTTTCTATATTCTCACGGAATATAATAGCACCATTTTTTAAATGAAATCTTCTAGCCATTTCTGTTTTAGGACTTAATGTTACAAATCTATTTACACTAGGATATTGCTCCTGAATACCTTTTACCGCTTGTATTAATAAATCACGACCTTTACCGGCTTTATAACTCCAAATAGTATAGAATACTGCTGTAGTTGGAACTTCGGATACATTAGATAAATCATCTACTCCGGCTGGGACAAAATCGTGGAAACTAACACAAACCATTGCGTCCGGGTCATCATCATTATCAGATAATGCCGCAACTATTCTACCATTACTTACTCTAAAATCGGTAGAAATTTCTGGTCTAACTGGGTCGTCTTTGATAAAGTTTAATAGTTTGTGTGTTAAGTCTGTTATGAAGTGGAGCATTTTAATCCTTGGGGTGTTAATCGTATTTAGTGCAAATTTAATAATATACTATTATTTACACTAAATATTGACATGTTGAATATTATTGAGTGGAATACCATTATTAAAGAATTATTAAATATACAAGTTGACAAAAAATGACAAATTCAGATAAATTTGATCCGCATGAATCCTTCTATCACGGATTAATAAAAAGTAAATTGTGGTTGTGTGAGGAATTGGAAGTAGTAATGTATAGTGAATTTATTAAAGAGCCCTCATTACATATATTGGGATGTTGGGATAATTTAATGGCATTCATGCTACTTACCCGTAAACCTGAATATTATAATGTTGTACACGGATATGATATAGATACGGAAGCAATTGCTAAGGCTAATCGTGTGTGTGATATGTGGAAACTTGAGAAACCAAATGTACATAACCATGTACAGGATGTTAATGATTATGATTTTAGTAATTGTGATAATAGTGTTTTTATAAATTGTAGTATGGATCAAATGGATAGTAACAAATGGTATGATACTATTCCTAATAATAGTTTAGTATGTATTCAAACTACCGACATGACAGATCCCGAATTTCCTTGGTATATAAAACAAATTACCAGTAGTTTAGATGAGTTAATTAATAAATTTAATCTAATTAAATTATTATATTCTGGACAAAGACATATACAATATAAAGAAAACGGATATAATCGATTTATGATAATCGGTTGTAAATAAAAATAGACCCGAAGGGTCTATTTTACATTGTGGGTCCATTCCCGTTCTTGAATCCTACACTACCACCTTCACTTTCAATACGTTTGATAACGTCCTCGAATAAGATAGGTGTGTAATCTGTATGCTCAACACATACACAATGATAACGTGGGTCAATCACAGGAATGCCATACTTACCTACTGGTTCTATCATCACACGATTAGCATGTAAGTGACCGTGAATGTTAGTACCAAATCGTCCTAAGGATTCAGTATGAATAGGTATGTGACTTAATATCATTCCGTTCATCACATGGTAGGCACGTAACTCTCTAAAGTATTCTCTATATTCCTCATCACGGAAGATATCGTGATTACCACGAATCAATACTTTGTCACCGTTCAAGCGACTCATAATCTTTAATGCTTTTCTATTGATAACTACATCGCCCAAATGATATATTTTATCGTTTGGTCGTACTGTTTTGTTCCAACGCTTAACCATTTCTTCATCCATCTCATCTGGATCAGTCCATGGTCTTAATTTTGTAATGCCATCGTTACGTGTGAATCTACATACTCCGGTATGCCCGAAGTGTGTATCACTTGTTAAAAATACTGCGGGCATATAGTTCCTTTCTTTGGCATCCCCCCAAGGATTCGAACCTTGACTAACGGTTTTGGAGACCGGTATGCTGCCATTACACTAGGGAGATATTTAACTCTTTCAATTTATTTATATAGTATTCTTGACCTTGACTAACAGTTGAACGCCAATCAGTTAATGAATCTTCATTAGCACCGTCACTAACAAACTTATAACATAAAAATTCTATGTTATGTTTCTTACATACCTTAGCGATAGCATATGCTTCCATATCTACTACATCGGCAGGAATAAGTAAGTTACTATCAGTGACAAAATTATCACCTGTACTACAAGTTAGTCCATCACCGTTATCAATGATAATGGTATCTTCAAATGGTGTTTGACCTGGTAAACTACCTAACTCACAGCACATCATATCACGTTGTACAAACTTTGATACTTGATGAAATCCTGACTTAACAGTAACTCCACCGGCAGTACCAAAGTTGATAACACGTTTAGGATTATACTTTGCAATACATTCAGCCGCTGTACTTGCGGCATTGACCTTACCTACACCAGTGTAGAAGACCTTCATACTAAATGATAGTTCAGGTGCTTCATCTTTGAGTGCGATTAAAATCAAATCATGCATTTTTTCTAATACGTTTTAAATATTCACGACCTACAAGGCCCTGTTCAATTTCCATCAATGCAGTTACAGTAGGACCTGCTTTTGTATTAAGCATAGATTTATGTCCACGTTTTAATTCTCTCACCCGTTGTGAGGCAATAAGAACTAAATCAAATCGATTACCGACCATTAGTGCGGCTTCTTCACTTGTATATCTTGCTCTAGATTCTGTCATATTTTCTTTCGGTTGTTGTAAAACTTTGGAGCGGGATAAGAGGCTCGAACTCTCGACCTATACCTTGGCAAGGTATCGCTCTACCAACTGAGCTAATCCCGCATCATATCATCAATTATATATCATAATCTATTGTTTGTCTAGTTTTTTAGGGTGTCTATCTAAGATTAACCACAACCTGGTCATCAAGTTTGATTAAACTAAAGTTCTTTCTAAAACTATTAAACGGTCCCTTTTCATTTTTAAATTCAGCAAGTATCAAAAGTAATTGACTATTAAATCTTTCAACTATCTTTCGTTGTATTATGCCATTCAATGAATTTTTTGTAATATCATCAATTGATAATTTCATCATAGTATCAGCAATACGAATGTCAAAAAATGGACTGAACGTCATATTATTATCAAAATGCCACATTTGATAATCAACAAAAACTGTATCATATAAGTATTTTTTTAGTGCTTGGTCATTATCAAAATGAAGCATTTCTTTTTTATATTTGTCCAAAGATGGTCGTTTTAAAAACCAATAGAGATAATCAATAGGTTCTGCTAATTCATCAATATATTTACCTTTGTAATTAGCTAATGCATGTATTGCTTCAGCATCACGAAATTGAATAACTTCAGCATAAAATCCAGTAAGATACCAATTGGTATTAGTATAAAAACTTGATATACCATACCCCCAATGGTCATTAGATACTTTGTCCATTAAATCAGATTCATATTCACGAATACGACCAAGACTTTCATGTGCGAAGTTATATTTTTTATTTAAATCAGGTACATACGCTTCTAATATATATTTTTTAGTTACGTTGTCTAATACTGCCCAACTAGTAAGTGTATCAAGCCCACCAGAGAATAATACATTGAATGAAGTACCAATATCATTGTATTTAAAAAAGTTTTTAGTATTTTCTAAAAGAATATCACCTATAATTATAGATGCTTCATCCAAAGTTATTGTAGTATCATCAATTGGAGGAACAATATTGCATGGCATAAAAGTATACTCATCCAATTGAATATTAGTTATTTGATTGTCTAATTGATATAATGGGAAGCCGCGGAATTTAGAATGATATACATGATTATCATATATGACACACCATTTGCCAGCTGGTTGATAACCTTGTAATATATCTTGTAATTTTTCAGATATTTTGCAATCTGTACTATAACCCTTATACCAAATAGATTCTTTATTACTCCACCCTTTATCAAGGTATAAATTAGATTCTACTTGTGTTAAGGCTTGAAAGGGATTATTATTTCCTATATAGAAAAACATTATTAACCACCTTGAGTACTATCTTTAACTTCTGACTGATTTGCAATTTTTTCAAATGCTTCATCTTCATTCTGTTGATCCTCAATAGTTCTTGGATCAGGCTTGCGAAAGATACTATCCCAGTTATTGTTGAATGTATTTAAATCAACACTATATGGTCTTGGCAAGCTACCTTTGCTCATTTGCCATTATCCTTACGAGAGGCAGTACGTGAATTGCTTTTTTCAATCTCTACAAAACTGCGAATAAACGCTCCACGCTCATGTGCATCACGAATTAATGTTGCCGCACGTTTAACCGCTTTAGGGATTTTAACTGCCCTTGAATCATATCCTCTACATGTCATAACATTTCCTTTTAAAAAACTATGGTCGGAGTACAAGGATTCGAACCTTGGACCCCCTGGTCCCAAACCAGGTGCGCTACCAGACTGCGCTACACTCCGTAACTGGTGGGTCGTGACAGGCTCGAACTGCCGACATTCTGCGTGTAAGGCAGACGCTCTACCAACTGAGCTAACGACCCGATATCTGGTTGCGGGGGACGGATTCGCACCGCCGATCTTCAGGTTATGAGCCTGATGAGTTACTACTTCTCTACCCCGCGATAATC